GTCATGCAATCCTTCAAAAGCTTGTTTAAGTTGTCCGTATCAGGCCGTGTCGTCTTGTATTCGCCGTCTTTATGCTTACCGGTTATTGGAAAACACCATTTCACAAGGAGCTGAATACCACTCTCATATTTTCTTTGTGGCGTGTATTTTGCAAGATGAGCCTGCAGTTTTATCTTCGCGGCGTCCAACTCAGGCGGGTTGTAAAATACCGGCTTGCCACTTTTGATACTTACCTGGTGTTCTTGGGCCGTTACAGTCGGCGGGATCATCGGCATGAAAAACTCAGTCGTCATAATCGACGCCTTGCCATTTTTGTGTGTCGGAATTATAAAATACATCACCTGACTGTTTTATCTTGTCCCAAATAAATTCACAAAGCTCGGGCTGCCTAATAAGCCATTGAATTACCTGGCTGTCTTTTGTGGAATATTCCTCGCCAGGAATCTTGTGATAAAGTGGAGGCATGACCCTCGCTGAATTAAGTCTTACGCTTTTGCTTTTTTTATTTCTTACGTTTGCCATTGTGCAATCTCCCATAATTTTACATTTTTGTTCTTTTCGGAAAAAATCCATTTAGTCACGGACCAGGGGAAGGAGTCGTCGTGCGTGAGCTATACGCACGACTACTTTCCCCCGTGACCCTCGCGAGAGGGAAGAAAAAAATATTTATTTTAATAAACGTTTTTTTCTTCCCTTTTTTCCCTCTAGTGAAAATAACTTGAAACATGTTTTTTTCTTCCCGATTCATGCCCATAATTACCATTTAATGTTATGAGGGAAAATAACTTATTTTATGTTTTTTTCTTCCCTATATATAAAAGGAAGGAAAGGAAATTTTATGTTTTTTTCCTTGTTACCTTTCCTGAATATATTTCATATAATCCGTGTTCTTCTATCCTGTTTCGAGCAGTCTTGGTAGTCACTCCCATGTACTCGGCCATGTTCTTAAGCGTCACCTCGCCATCAAAACCGGCAGCTTCAAAAGCATTTTCTACCGATCTTTTACGATCCTTTGCCTTGGCTTCTTTCGGCTTACGCTTATCCATTGCTTTCTTCCATGGAGGTTTCTCCCCCTCACTTTCAACGTCTTTCAGGCTGCCCACGCCGTCTACATGATGAACGGGATAATCAAACCATAGATTTATAGGAGGAAACTTCGGGAACTCCCTGAGCGTCCCGTCAATCCGCCACGCTGACCGCTGCTGAACAGCTTTGCGGGCTCCTGTTATCTGCACTTGTAAATCCCTATAAAGCTTTGTCCCGACCCCTAAAAGCCGCGCTGAAGCGTCCACCATGGCGCTTTCACTGCAAAGATCATCTTGCGATACTTCCTGATCCAGTCCCTTTATATTGGCTCTTAAAAAGTTCTCGCATGTTTTGGCCACTGTTTTATTTTCTTCCTGCTTTAAGATATCATCGTTTAATTCCAGCTCGATCAGGTCGAGCAGTACGTCGGGATCTCTGGCAAACACACCGGATCCAGACGCCCTGTCCATGCTTCGTTTTGCCCCCTGTAGTCCTTTACTGTGATGATGGCAATACACCACCGCCGCCCCCAGCTCGGAACACACGCGGTCAAACTGATTACAAAAATGCGCCATCTGATCCGCGCTGTTTTCATCGCCGGTGATCACCTTATAAATAGGATCTATGATAATCGCGATATAATCTTTCTTTTGGGCCCGCCTGATCAGCTTTGGAGCTAATTTATCCATAGGAACGGACTTGCCACGCAGGTTCCATATGTCAATGTTTGAAAGCCCGTCGGGCTCCCATCCGAGCGCATTGTATACGTCTTTGAATCGATGCAGGCAGCTGGCCCGGTCAAGCTCTAGATTTACATACATTACCTTTCCCTGGGCGCATGTCCAATTAAACCATTTTCGGCCTTCTGCAATCGCACAGCATAATTCAATAAGCGCGAAAGACTTTCCCGCCTTTGAAGGTCCCGCCAGAAGCATCTTATGCCCCTGGCGCAGCACGCCTTCAATTAGCGGCGGTGATAAGTCGGGCAGGTTATCCCATGCTTCTGCGAGGGCCTCAGGCTCCGGAAGATCATCATTGATCCCTTCAATCCATTCCTGCCATTCTTTCCAGGATCCCTTTCCAATGTTGGTGTCAATTAAGAACTGTTTGCTGCCGGCGCGCATGACGCCGGGCATCCGGGACAGCCGTGAAGGATTACGGTTTTGAGGGTCGATCCTGAGTCCGTTTTTTTGACATGCGCTGTACAAGTAATCGACACGCTTTCGGTACTCTTCATAATTTGCCGCATCGATTTTTACAATAGCATGGATGCTTTTTTTACCGCTGTGGACAAGGCAGGCGACAGGCAATTCCAGCTCACGGATGATCGCATTTTGGTGATCAAGATCCATATCGTCCGACTCAACCAGCGCGTACCGAAAATCAGTCACATTTTCATTTTTGACGCCGTTTCCATCGAGCGGGTTAAATCGTATCCATGCTCCTACTTCCGGTTTATAATCGCCCAGCACGCCCCCTATGTCACCTTTGCATTTATTAAGCTGCTGAATCAATTCTCCGGCCGTCCGGTCCCAGCATCCCTTCGTCGGCAGATACTTTCCGTCCTTTTCCCAGCTTTCGGTTACGTACCCGACATTTTCAGTAGACTCAAAAAGAGTCTCAATGTATTTTACAAGCTGACCAACGGGATCCCACTTTTCGGGCTCGGTTATTTCCTGGCCCTCTACCCAGTTCTTATCGATCACAATCAACTCATCTTTTGCGCCTATAATATCGTTCCAGTCGAGCTCTCGCCCCGGATCCGCGCTTCGCTCCGGCTCCCAGCCCTGATCACGTGCCATTTGCACAATCGTCCCCGCGGTGACGGGGTTGGTTGCCCCCCTGAAGCTTTCCCATTTCTTATCACACTCCCGTGCGTGATACCGGCGCGCGTCGCGGGCGCTCCACAAATCCCAGTCTGAAGGACTATACCCTGCCTCTTTAAGAGCCATGCCGACAGAACACCATTCCTGATAATCCAGCTGCGCAGGGTCGATGTAATCTAATAATTTGAGTAGATCATATTGTTGGCTTAACTGCTCCATAACTTACGCCCCTTTATATTCATTCGGAATAATATCGTGCGGCACCCGCCATCCGTTTGCAGCTATACGATCAATCAATTTTTTCGCATTTTCAAACTGCCATGTCCCTACATGCTGGAATCCGCGTCCTTCTAAAAAACGAATCTGTTTCGGTGTGGTGAGGCCCTCAACGCGCCTTTTCGTGAGCCGGTCAAGCAGCTTTGCGGCCTTGCCGGCGCAGTCGATCTCGTCCGGCATAATGCCGAGGCGTTCGAGCGTCTGTTTTTGTTTGTCTGAAGGAGGGCCGATTTCCCAGCCAAAAGCCGGAACGTATCCGGAAAGATCTTCCGCCTGTATGCTCATTTCGAACTGCAGCGGATCCACAAGCTTACGCTTTCTGCTTTTCATCTCCTGCAGTTTCTTGGCAAGCGCTTCCTCGCGGGCAGCAACAACGTCTTCCATCGCTTGTTTTTCCGCTGTTTCGATGTCCATAGGGCAGCCGGCCGCCTCTATGTTTTCGGTCATGCGCTGCGCGACCTCTTCGTTTTCACAAATCAAATGCGCAGGGTGGCATAATTCATGCCGCTCGGTATGCCATAAAAAATCCAATAAAAGAAGGTGGTTTTTTCCGGGGCAAATTCGTGTACCCCTGCCAACCATCTGACTATATAGGCTGCGGATCTTTGTCGGCCGAAGCACAACGATACAATCCACCGGCGGGCAATCCCACCCTTCGGTTAAAAGCATCGAGTTACACAGCACATTGTATTTTCCGGCATCAAAATCAGCGAGGATCTCCGCCCTGTCCTGGCTGTTGCCATTGACTTCGGCAGCGGCAAATCCTTTTTCCTGCAGGATATCTCGAAACTTTTGGCTTGTTTTAATCAGGGGAAGGAATACAACTGTTTTTCGGTCCATGCAGTGCGCTGCCATTTCATCAGCGATCTGATAAAGGTAAGGATCGAGCGCAGTTCCAAGGTCTGCGGCCTTAAAATCTCCGGCCTGTTGGCCAACACCTGTAATATCCAGTTTTAATGGAATCGTTTGCGCCTTGATCGGGCAAAGATACCCGTCCTTAATCGCTTGTGGCAGTGTGTACTCGTATGCCAGGCTATCAAAATATGTCCCCAAGTTTCGCATGTCTCCCCGGTCAGGAGTGGCCGTCACGCCCAAAACATCGGCATCTTTAAAATGCGTCAAAACACGCTGGTAACTATCCGATATACAATGATGCGCCTCGTCTACAATAATGCTGCCAAAAAAGTCTGGCCTAAATTGCTTCAAGCGTTTTTCGCGCATCAGGGTCTGAACAGATCCTACCACTACCCGAAACCAGCTCCCGATACATGACTCCTCCGCTTTTTCAACGGCACACCCAAGCCCGGTGGATTGATTCAGTTTGTCTGCAGCCTGATCAAGCAGCTCTCCCCGGTGAGCGAGTATCAAGACCCGCTCACCGGCTCGAACCTTGTCTTCCGCCAGCTTTGAAAATACAATTGTTTTTCCGGTGCCGGTAGGCAATACAAGCAATGTTTTTTTATTACCGTCCGCCCATTGCTTCTGTATCGCCTTTTTGGCCTCCGACTGGTACGGTCTTAGCTTCATTACTTAAACGAATACTCTTTCTTGGTTGATGGCGCGGACGGGTCCGGTTCGTAAAACCGCTTGATTTCGTTGAATGTCATCGTAGATCCATCGTCTCTTGTAAAGGTTCGTATCCCGACCTTCGCTCTGCCGGTGGCGCCGACCACCTTGCTCCAATTCATTGCAAGTTTTTCGCCTTTTTGCCGTTGCCCAATTCCCGTAAAAAACGCACAAAGCATTCCTTCAGTTTTGGAGTGAAGGAAAAGATTGTGTTTGATGGTTGTCACGCCGTCAGTTCCTTCAATGCGGATATGCACAATCGCTTTATTGCATGGAGGCAATTTATCGCTGCCTCCATGACGCGCGCGTTCAAAATCAATTACTTCAAAATCATAGTCCCCTTCAGGTAATACCACAAAATCAGGACTATCATTTTCAATCGTATCGTCCCACCCAAAAGCCCGTTCTTCTGCACTTGCATTCATGTTATCTGTGCTCATATTATTTATCCTCCTTAAGATACTTTTTTCTCAATGCTGTTGGGTTCGCCGTTCTTAAGCTTTTCCCATTCATCATTTGATTTTTTTTCGTTTGTTCTTTTCTCCTGTACCATCTGTACAATCTGCGGCCACATTCCTACCAGTGCTCCATTTACAAACTCGGAGTCGTAATTGTCGATCGGTGTATCAATCGGGTAATATCCCTTGCCGCCGTTTCCTTTCACGGCAACTACCCATTGTATTTCTTCCGGATATATTTCATCTTTCGCCATAAGCTCGGCCAGCGCCCGTGGGAGCACGATTTTATTTCCTGCAGGATCAGCGGGTGGCGCTACGCCCGGCATTGCCGTCTGCTCTTCATTTTTTACAGCAGTTGCTACTGCGGATTCTTCTTTCTTCGTTGCTTCTACCGCCGGATTTACAGGAGAACTGGGTATGCAATGAGATATTTTATCGTATTCAAAATCAAGCTTTTCCGGAAGACCCTCGCGGTTTTTTGCATCCCAGCAAGGATGATGTGTCGTATGCATGACGCGCTTGCCGCCCCGGGCCTTGTTCTTGCCCTTTTGTGCCCCCTGTCCGTCTATATTCACCACAAGCGTTTCATAGTTCGCAAAAAGCACCATGTCCGCCCATTCTTTTAACAGCGGCGCCGTTTTCTTTTGCAGCTTCAGTTCCCACCGGTCATATGCCCCCATCTCATCGGGCTGTTCAAACTTCCGCATTTGAGCATGGGCTGTTAAGGTTACGTTGATTCCGAGGTCTATGATATCTTCCAACCGGTTTAAAAGCCTTCCGAATTCTTCTTCAAGGTAGGTATACCCTTTGCCGTATCCAAAGCTTTCAAGCCCTGTTACCTGTGCTTTTGCACATATATGCTCTATGCATAATTTTTCTGCCCAGTCCGCTGTATCAATAATGAGCGTCTTGCATAAACCAGGATGGTCCTTGACATGCTTTACCTCTTCTAAAAGCATCGTCCAGCTCCCCGGCCTGGGCAGCCGGGCAACATCCATATGCTTGGTGCTGCCTTCCGTATCTATGAACAACGGATCCGGAAACATTGACACAAACGTCGATTTTCCGATTCCCTCCGGGCCATAAACCACGACTTTCTGGGCACCTTTTATCTGCCCTTTTGTAATTTCCATTAAAATGCACCTGCCTTCCATTTTGGTTCTTCTGTAATATTGTTTAATGCTTCGCCGGCATAGCCGTCTTCAATGATGATGGAACACTCATCACCTGTGCTTACTCTTGTTGCGATCACCTGAAGCCCTTCTTCCTCTAGCCATTCCCCAAATTCCCGGAGCGTATCCGTATCCATCTGCTCTAATTTATCCATCAGCACAAACCCGCATTTCGGGTTCAGGTTCCGGACAATCGCGGTTGATACTTTCAGCTGATCGGATCCGGACATGTTGTCCCATTTGTAGCCGTTATATACCAGTTCCCCGTCCTCTACGGAAAGGCCGGGAAGAGGAAGCTTCGCCTTTTGCAAAAGATCAATCTTGGCCTGGCGCACATCGCCTATTTGTTTGGTAAGCTCGTCGTATTGATTCTCATGATCCTTGGCGTCCTCTTCTGCTTTATCTTTATCCAGATTTGCACGAACCTTCACGTTGATCTCTTCGATACTTGCAATATTTTGTTCCAGCTCTATCGTGGACTCGTCCTGCAGGTCGGCTGCCGACTTTCTCGCAGTCTCTAAATCCGCCATAACCCCCATGAGCTCATCTTGCAGTTGGGTGATCTTTTCATTGAGTTCTTTGGACTTGTTCTCCAGCTGCGCAAGCTTATCTCTTTTCCGTTGATTCTCGCCGTTCCGGGCAAGAATCTCCTGCTGTTGCCGAATCAATACAGAAGCCGAAACCGGCTCTTTCGGCGCATCCGGATAATATGGCTGCTCTTTTGCAAACTTTTTCTTTTGATCTGCTATTTGCCCAATGGCGTGCCGCCGGTTATATAGATCTCTTTCTTGCTCCTCCAGTTTATATAGCTGATCGCCTACGCCAATGATCTTCAGCAGCTCGTTCGCTTTCTCTTTACCGTTCGACTGCATAAACTTCGGGAGGTCAAGCGCAAGCTGTTCCACAAACTCGTTTAAAAGCTGTTGCCCTCCTTTCTGCCCCTCTGGATCTATCACCTTCAGATCGCTGTTTTTGCCCTTGCGCTCGACTACCAGCCCGTTTGACATAACGATGTGCAGGGTTGGTGGCAAAACGGATCCGTCACGCTGGGGCTGGGAAGGACGGTATTTCTCACCACCTAAGGCCCACGCGATGGAGTCCAGCACTGACGTCTTTCCCTGGCCGTTTTTTCCACCGATAATTGTTAGGCCGTTTGCTGTAGGTTCAATCTTTACGGCCTTTACGCGCTTTACATTTTCAATTTCAAGCTTATTAATTTTTATCATGGCATCCTCCTTGTGCTTAAACCCGCATCGTGATATAATGCGGGTAGATTAATTAGTAAAGCCCATCTGGGCATCAGCCGCATTGCCGTGCGGCTTTTCTTTTGTCGTCTCCCAGCTCCTGCTGTACGTCATCCAGGATCACGGCAAGCCGGACGAAGTCATCGTCGTCAAGGCCTATGATGTCCCTCTCGCCATTCCTCCAGCCGTCTTGCATTATCACTACGTCTCCGACGATCGGAAAACCATGATCTTCAGTCGCATACAGGTAGCTTGCAACCTCGTTGTATGGTAACCTGTCAAGCAGTCCTTCCTCGTTTACGATCATGCAATAGGGCTCCTCAAGCCGCCGGGGAAGGACGTGTTCAATACGTCCACCGACCGCAGCGCCAACCGTTTTGTACATCGGTTCGTCAAAATCCATGCCGCGGATCTCACCGCTGGCTCTAACTAAAATCCCTTTCAATCCGTTTTTCCTCCTCTCTGTCAAAAATGTTGCCCAAGTCGGGCGTGTCCTGCTCGTCATCAAGCTTTCCCAGATTGATCAAGGCAAGCACGGTTTTTCCGTCGTCCACCATCTCTACATCGAGCCCCATTTCCTTTAGTGCTACAACCTGCCCATAAGTCATATCTGCGGTCTTGTGAGCCTCATAAATAATTTTCAAGCGGATTCCTCCTTTCCGATCTGCTGCCAGATATGGAGCAAGATCTTAATCGTCATGGCCGCAAGGCTCGTGATCTGACTGTCGGGCAAACTATCCTTCATTCTCTCGGCGGTCTCTTTTATCTCGCGTATGTCTGCCTTCAGTTCGGCCCGAACGTCTTCACTGATATCTTTTGCAAGCTGATCCTCGGCGCCTTTTATCATCTCTTCGGTACCCATCAGCCTGATATTTTTAGTCCGCCCGGAGGTGACCGGTTCCTGGGGGGGGTTCAGAGGACTGCTTTCTCGGCGCTTTTGGGTCATAATTGGATGGCAGGCCTTCTTTTCGTCTCCAGTTTAATACGGAGTTCGTGCTTACACCGATGGCTTCCGCAATCCTTCCATCAGTCAATCCCTGGTCATAGAGTTCCTTCGCCCGGTCCCATTTGCCCGTCGGCTTATCTTCGGCCGTCGCCTCGGCTTTGTGCGAGTGCTCTTGAAAACCGCACTCCTTACGCCACATGGCAACATGCAGTTGCCTTACTCCGAGTTCCAGGGCAATCTCCCCATCGGTCATGCCTTCGCTGTAAAGCTTGAGCGCTTTCTTTCTGTCGAAATCGATTTCCCTCGCGTCATTCCCGGATGCTTCCTGCAGCACTTCATGTATGTCTTTTTCCAATGTGTTTTCCTCCTTACTCTTAATCTTTTGTATTAGTAGCGGCTTCGATAAGTCCGCTCATAATCCCCTCGATACTCTCGGCCCATCCGTCGGTCTCGCAGTACACCCGCCCGATCTCGCTGATGGTGTCGCGCCCCTGGCTGATGTATAGCCGATCGAGCAGGGAAAACATATACAGCACGCAGATCTCCCGCGTTGCAAAGTCCCGGTACCCGCTGCCGCCTTTGATGCCGCCCAGGTTGTTGCATTCCCGGGCAAGCCGGCTGGATCCCCATCCGCTTTCATGGGCAGCGATCGCCGCCACAAACAGCCCATTGACCTTGTACATTTTTTCGCCACTTGCGAACGTCTGCCCGAGGCCTTCGAGTCCCGTATCGGTCAACAATGCGTCATACTGATCAGCTGTAAGGTTACACGACGCCGCGGGATCCGTGGAAAGATGCGGCAGCTCCTGGGCGTATGAAGTACCCGGCGCAGCTGCCATCATGGCGACAATCAGAAAGACCAAGCCAAAGCCCCGAAGCCACCAGATCAGGCTGTACGGGCGGATGCGGTATTGTTTCATCAGAAAACCTCCGTTACGAGTACGTGATCGCTTGACGCACATCTTCTGACAGATCGTCCACCAGAAGCAGGCCCGTTGCGGTGTCTTTCATCTCGATCTGATCTAAAAATTCGGCCTCTGCTTCAGCAGCGGTATAATCACCGCGCTTTATTGCAGCCTGAATTGACGGGGTTTGCATAACCTTTTTGATCAAATTATTGCTTGTCATATTAATTTCCTCCAATCAGGGAGCTTCCGGAATCGAACCGGTCCGCCTTTGCTCCCATAATGACGGGAGCAGCGCCCCCGCCTGAGTACCCAAAACATTTAGCGTTATTCGTTTCTGGCTATGCCGGCGTTTGCCCACATAACCGTTTCATCCAGCTTTGTAAAAGCCAGGCTTTTTTCTCGACTGTCTTCGACGAGTCCGTCGATTAGATACGCGAGTTCTTTTGCCTTGTCCCTGATCTCCCCATACCTGGGGATCTGGTCGGCTTTTGGTGCGTGATACGTAAATGATTTTTCTATCTTTTCATTCAACTTTCATCCTCCTTTCGTTCTTGTTAAGAGCAGCAATAAAGGTCAGATATGGCGATATTTATGGTTGCGCTGCTCCATATTTTTTTAAAGGGCGAGGCCGACGGCTCGTGCAATCACACGCCGTGGCTCTTACTCGGCCCCGCCCCTTAAACTTAAGCGATACTGTTTTTGGCGGACTGCTCAATAAATTCGTCAATCCATTCGGGCTTCATGCGCCACTGGTTTGCAATTTTTGCGGCCCTAAGCTTGCCGCTGTAAATGTACTCGTAAACGGTGCGCTCGGATATGCGCAGGATATTGGCCACTTCGGTTATGGTGTGAAGTTCCGGCATTGGTGCGACTCCTTTCTTTATGGTATAATCGCTTTAAAGACGGTGATTATAGGTGTTGGATCAAAAGTCAATGATTATTCTAGAGGCCCTTTATGATAGCCCTGGCGGATTGTCCAGGCTGAAAATCAACGGGCTTACCGGTCATGCGTCCAATGCATTAAATCCTTATGTTCACGACCTTTCCGTTAAAAAATATATTCGTGCAGGCGGCGGCTGGCAGGACGGTAGTCAAATCATTTTTATCGCGCCGGATGGACGCGCCGTCGTAGAGAAATCCCGCAGGTCAGTTGTTATTGAGCAAAAGAAGGAAGAAGCGCAGATACAAGCGACGGAGGAAAAACAAGCTGACAAGAGAACCGCAACGCGTAGATGGAAGATAGAAACTATCATTTCTGTCATTGCAATTGGAATAAGCGTTATCGCATTAGTCGTATCAATATTGCAATAACCGAAATGGGGATGCTTGCAAGTGATATGAAAAGCGGTATCCTATAGTCATGGCCCTGGCTGTCAACCCAGTCCTCTTTTTTAAAAAACTTTTTCATTTACGCCCCTTTCTGTCCGAGCGTTCTTTGATATTCTTTTTCGGCTTTGATAATTTCGTCCAAAGGCAAACAAAAAGCGTCCGCAAGCTTCTCCATGAGCGAGAGGCTCATATCCTTTTGGCGCTCTCCGTTTTCGATGAAGTTATAGTACTGCTGCGTAAGGCCTATTTCTTCCGCAACGTTTTGTTGTGATTTTTTGTGTTCATCCCTAAGGTTTTTAAGATATGATCTCATCATTATGCCTCCAAATTAAAACAATACGTTTTATCTTGCATCAAATATACAACGTATTGTTTTATATGTCAACCTATTTTGAAGAATTTATTTCATTTTGTTGTATCGCCTAAAAAACTATTTACTACAACATAAAGTTGTGATATTAATAAAATATGGTATTTTATGGAGTGTAAAGATGTTAAAATTAAAAGAATTAAGGATAAGTAAAAAAGTTTCACAGGACGAGGTTGCAACCTATCTCGGTATAACACAACAAGCTTATGCAAATTACGAACGGGGTGCGCGGAATCCTGATCCAGAAACTTTATCAAAGCTTGCGGATTATTTCAGCGTAACTACAGACTATATTTTAGGTCGGGCCTCCACTCCATCAGGCGACGCTTTCGCCCTTTCTTCAGATACGGATTATGATGATCTCCCGCCTGAGGCCCTGGAGGAAATCGAACAGTTCAAAGAATTCGTGCGAACAAAGTATAAAAAGAAGTAGTACGCATTTTGGTACACGTACCTGTAATATAATAGTTATCGAGGGATTTTCAAGATGTTAAAAGAATCAATTGAACAGGAAGCGTACGAAAATGGCGTGTCGCTTATTAGCTATCCTTTAAAATCCGTTAAGGCCGCATATTACCGCACGGACGGTTGCCTTGCTATTGCCGCCGTAAGTTCTGCGATCGAGGACCCTTACGATTGGAACGTCCAGGCCCTTCATGAGATAAAGCATCACGAGAGCTGCGTGTATGACTTGACAACCATGCCGAAAATAGTTCAGAATAAATATGAAATTTTAGCGGACCGTCTGATGCTCAAGAGCTGCATGCCTTTAGACAAGCTGATCGCGGCTTACGAGATCGGCGCAAGAACTTTTTTTGACTTCGCCGAATGCCTGGAGATCACTGAAACATTCTTTAAAAAAGGCTTGCAGCTGTATCTTCAAATTTGTGGACTTTCGATAAAATACAAAAAATATGTGATCTTTTTCGATCCGCTTGAAATTAAAGGTGGTGCGCCATGAAAAAATATTTAATAATTTGTTTGATCGGCATGCTTGTTTTTGTAGTGATGGGATGTAGCGGTGATATGGCCTATCTCGAAGATGAAAACATGAGGCTGCAGGCCGAAGTGGACGATTTACAATACCAATTGGAAGAAAGCATTCCACACGAAGAGTACACCGAGCTGGAAAACAAGTATAACGACCTGCAAATAGACTACGACAACCTTTACTATGAATATTCTACGTTGGAAGACCAGTCTGTCCCGCTTGATACCTATTGGGAATTTCAAGCGGTAGTGGAACAAACAGTCTTAGATTTGCAGGATGCCGGGTATGACTCTATTGCCGATTATATTTGGGATCAAGTATGGATATACTATTGAGGTGACGTCATGGCCACAATAAACAAATACAAAACTCCGTCCGGGCATCAGCGCTACCGCGTGCTCTGGCGGGATCCATCCGGAAAACAAAAATCAAAATCATGTGATAAGTGGAAAACCGCGAACGACTTTAAGATAAAGTTGGAAAACGACCTCCGTGAAAATAGCTACGTAACGCCTATAAAAATTACCGTATCAAAATACCTGGACGAGTGGTTTGCCATCCACAAGAAATCCCTGCAGCCCGGCACGGTAAAGGCGTATGAATACAACATAAAGCATATTAAGGACGCGATCGGGGGTAAATATCTGCAACGCCTGACGCCCGGCGATATTGAGGAAATGTATAAAAACTTCAGCCAATATTCCGGAAAGACGCTCCGTGAGATCCACTCCCTTTTAAGTATCGCCATGAAAGCCGCTGTGCGGAAGAAATACCTGATAAACAACCCTTGCGATGCCGTGGACCGGCCGAAGGCGGTCAAATACCAGGCCGCGTTTGTGCACCCAGACGACGTCGGAAAATATTTGTCCACGTTTGACGGAAAATGGATGTATCCGGCGGTCGCCCTCTCTTTGTTCTGCGGCCTGCGCCGTGGGGAGCTGCTGGGGCTGCGCTGGGCGGATGTGGACTACAAACACGGAAGGATTGAAGTAAACCACTCAGTATCTCGTATAGACGGCAAAAACGTCCTGAAGCGCCCAAAAAACAACCGGGTGCGAACCGTCAACATGCCCGCCGGCGTTTCTGAGATCCTAAAAGCGCACCGGAAAACGCAGCTCGAACATCAATTATTCTTAGGCGATGAATATCATAAAAGCGATTTTATAATAACCCGTGAGGACGGAGCGATCCCGGCCCCGACGTATCTATCTAAATGTTTTACGGACAATGTGACAAGAGCAGGGCTTAAGCTTGTGCGCTTGCACGATCTTCGCCATACCGCCGCCAGCCTTATGATCTATGAAGGCGCAGACCTTAAAACGGTATCAAGCGTTTTGGGTCACAGCTCCATAAACATCACTGCGGATATCTACGCGCACGTAATCGACGAAGCGAAGAAGAAAGCCGCGGACAGTCTCGATAAATATATAAAGCAAGTATGATGTTGTATTTCTGCTGCATTTGAGCAATAAAAAAAGCCTTTAGAATAGCTGTTTTACGCTATCCAAAGGCTTTTTTAGATGGCAGCGGAACTAGGGTTCGAACCTAGACTAAACGGGTCAGAGCCGTTCGTGCTACCGTTACACAATTCCGCTTTGCGAATAAAAAACCCCACGGTGCCGTTTGCTTCGTTTTTAACACCCGCCGCACGGCAGGTGGGTATCCCGCATGACCTTTCGCTGTTTCCCTCTCAGTGAGTGGGCCTACTCGCCGGGCCATGACGTGAATTCCCGAAGTTATAATGTGGGTTTAAAAATAAAGCTTCACGAACACCACAGGAATAATATATACTGTATTTATTTGTTTTTGCGGGCTCTTCCGCCCCGCTCAATAATACATTATACAAGCATAGCAAAATAATTTCAATAGCTTTTTGGCGTTTATCTTAAAATATGTTATAATGCAATCAAAAAAGCGAAGGGCAGTCGGAGGAGAAACAGTTATGGATATAAAGCCAATCGAAACCCCCGAAGAATCCAAATTACTGATATTATATTTATTCAATGAAATAGATTTTGAGCTGAGCGACCTCCAGGTCCTCCGCGTGTTCGTAGACTTGGATATGATGAATTACTTTGACCTCATGAATTATCTGGGAGTGCTCACCTCGGGAGAAATGCTACTAGAAAAGGAGCTGCCCACCGGCAAATGCCTCTCCATCACCCAGAAGGGCAAAGATATCCTCGCAGAATTCAAAGAAGAAATCCGCAACTCCTACCGGGTGCGCATCAGCGAATACTGTGCGCAGCACAAATCGGAAATGCAGGCGGAATCCCAATTTGTCGGGGACTATTACCGTCTGGACCAGAATGAGTACCGCGTTATCCTGAAAATCTTGGACCCGCATGTGACCGTGTTTGAGATGGATATCAAAGTCTTTTCCAAGGATGACGCCATGCACGCCATCAGCAACTGGCGTAAAAACGCCCCCCGCATCTATAAAACAGTGTTTGAACTTTTAAAATAACCAAAAAATATAAAAGAACCTGCGCCCGGCAGGTTCTTTTTTTATTTAAACGCTCTATTAAAATCTGGCATTGATATTTTTAACCTTTTCTTTTAGAGAAAAGGGTGAGCCAAAAGAAAACCACCAGTTGTAAATGTATTATGATTCAGACCATGAAAAGTGTTGCTGCGAATACAGAAAATCTTCTTAAATGAGTTGCACACAGCCTTGGGCAATCATTGGA